ATTGCCCGCGAATTGATAATCGACTATATCGCCGATTAGACGGGGATGATAGCCATCATAATCCATCTCAACAAAAAAGTCATTGTCTGGTTCAAATGTGTCTCTTTCGCCATTGTCGTGCTTTAGAGCCACGAAATTTATTCCATTAAAGTTGTTTACAGGTCTTCCGGTTGTAGTGTATGGATTATACCATCCGTATATATGGTTATCTTTTATGGAGAATTTTTTACATTTGGGTTTAAAATAGTCGTCAAACTTATCATTGAATTTTAATGTATTCTTCTCTAACTCATACAATACAGGCAACAGGATGGAATTATAATACTCATTAGTTTCATTGGGAGAACAATCGATTATAGCGCGTAATTTTGCTTCACAGCGTTCTAGGTGCTTTCCAATAGGTATCATTTTATTCACCTTAGTATGTGGGAATTTTCGGTAATACCATCGGTGTGCTTGAGTTGTATGTGTGTTTAGAGGAGAGATGGTATGTTGTATATCCGTATACGATAGTTGAGGGGCCGCATGTAAGCTGCTTTTCTTATCTAAAACACAAAACTCAAAATCTTTCAATAAACTAAATATAAGATCCCTGTCTTGATTTATACATTCTAAATGACTTAAAGGGATGATGTAACTTTCTTTACTTACATTAAGATAAATGGCTATAACTTCTGCTAACGCAGGGTGAGTATTATCATTGCCTTGAATGAATTCAAGGTAAGGTAAACTATCTAAGGATAATTCCTCTTTTAGTTGGTTTAATTGATATTTTGTTTCGATAAGGTAAAACATACCCTATCAATGTACGAAAGATTTATCTAATAACCACCTCCTCCGCCACCAGAAGATCCCCTACGTATAGAAGGAGAAGTTGGAGATAAAGAAGTATACTCAGGGGCTATTTCAGATAGGGAAGTAACAGGTTTACCTAAGATAATATCTCCTCCTGTTTGTTGGGTATTTTCAGATTCATCATAATATAATATTTCGTGAAATTCTAGTATATGTTTAGATCCTACCATAGGACCTTTACCTGGGTGGATATGATAGCCTCCTTTATATTCTCTACCATCTTTATAATATAATTCTTCTCCATTAGTAAAAAGATTTTCAATTATTCTATCTTCTATTTTTGCAAATTCATCTAGTTTAGTAAATAAAACATTTAAGTTAGGGAATTTTTCTCTTTGGATAAATATTTGTGCTTTATTAGTTTTTTTAACATTACCTAATAATGACCAAACTATTTGTCCTACATCGTATAGGGGATGATTATATTTTGGTTCTTTTTTATTTATTGAACTGTGTATTTTTTTATCAACTTCAAAATAACCATATAACTCATTTACTTTTTTTATAAAATATCTAGTATATCTTCCTGTTTTATAATCATCTTCTGTGGGTATAGTTTTAATAGCTACTATATTTTGTGTTTTTTTTAAAAGAGTATACGTTACTTTATTTAAAACATTATATTTAGCTGTGTTTCTATTTTTGCCAAAATTATTAGGTATTGATTTTGGTCTAATTAGTCTTACAGTTAGTCTTTTAGGGTTACTTCCAGCATAATATTTTCTTCCACTAGTTTCAATGTAGGAACCAGTATAAGGTTTTCTGGTTTTTTTAACAATAAATTCACCAGGACCTGCTTCTTGTACACTTATTTTTGATTTTGGAGTATATTTTGCCATTTTATTTATTTTTAAAGATCAGTAGTTCTTTCACCTAACCCCGCAGAAGTACCATTAGCATCTTCCCAATCTTCTATAAAGTCATCTATATCTAATTTTAAATCTTCTAATGCATCATAGCTACCTCCACCTAAATCCCACTCTAATGATTCATATACAGAATCACTAAATTCTACTCCTGCATCCGCCGCAGCTAAATCTGACCATATTTTTCCATTTTCTTTTGTAGGATCTTCTCTATAATCACCCCAAGCTGTAAGTTCTATAGGAACAGATCTATATATTTCTATAATATTTCTAGCTGGTGGATCTGTTCTTAAATCTGGGAAATCTTCATAAAGAGCATTAGTCCATGATTCAAGAGTACTATAAGCTGCTCCTACATTTTGATTATCTAATCCAGGGAAATCACTTATGTTAAATTTATGTTGATATCTAGATTCATATAGATCAATCATTTCATCTAACTTTCTATTTATAAAGTCAACAGCCTCTTTATTATTTTTATAAAACTCTTCAACTATAGCTCCATTTTGAGGATTTTTAGCTGATTGGTGTAAATAAGCGTAATTATAAGGTGGGGGACCATTTACTGCTCTTTTTGTTTTTTCTAATTTACCTGCATCTATTTCTTCTTGTGTTAATCCTGTATTTCCAATAAGTGCTTTTTCTTCTACAATTGCTTCTTCTAATACACAAGCTTGAAGTTCTTCATCAAAATATTGTCCTTCAGGACATTGATCTTGTTGTTCTATTTGTTGTTGTTCTGGTGATTTAGCTTCTACTTTAGATTCTTCCTTAGTATTACTTTCATATTTAGCTGGTTCTGATTTAACTACAGCTCCTGCTGTTCCACTTCCTCCACCACCACCTGTACCTTCTTTTCTAATTTTAGTTCCTGTGGCTTGTTCATTTACATCAGATGCTATTATAGTTAATTGTCCTGAAATAGTAGTAGTCCAATCTTGACCTGATGTTATTTTTTGATCTTCAGCCATTGTTATAAATAAGATTTGTCTTCCCTCTGTTTTTCTATAGGCTGCGGGTAATCTAGAGGGATTTATTTTAAATACATTACCAATTATAATTCCTCCTATACCATCCATTTGAGCATTAAATTTTAAAGGTATAATATCTGAGACTTGTTCTACTGGTTTTCTTTTTACTTCTCCTTTTTTAAATTTACCACCATCAGCATAAGTACCATCTTCTAAATGTTTAGTTTCTAATTTAGTTATTTGGCTAATAATAGTTCCAAGATTTTGTTTTTGTCTAGCTATTTCTTTACTTTCTTTTGGTCTTCCATCACTATCCATATCAGAATATTTTCCTTGTAAAGATTTTGCATAAAATACTTTTAAATTACAAAAAGCAATAAAAGAATCCATTAAACTAAGTTCAAATGCTGTTGATTCTGCTTGAGATTGTTTAAGAGCTAATTCTGCAGCTTTAGCTTCTTTTTTTGCTTCATCTTGATTTTCAGCCTTTGTTTTAATTCTAGTTGATCCACTTCTATCTTGTTTAGTAGTAAATCTTTGTCTTATGTTTTTATTTAAAGCTGAGAAAGTAGATTGTTCTAAAGTTGATATAGAATCAGGATTTTGAGCTACTACACCAATTGTAGCCATTAAACTACTAGGTACTGTTGAAGTGTATGAATAGTCTCTAAATATAGAATCATTACTTTGAATATTTAACTCTATTATTTTTCCCTCTTTAACTTCTAAATCTAATTTACTTTCGGGTTGAAATTGAATATCTATAACCCTAACAATATTAGGTCTTTCATTATCTGTTTGTAATTCAAATTTATGTTGACCCCCACAAGAAGCATTTACATCATCAAATATTTTTTTAATATAATCAAACATATTAAAACTATCTTGTATCATTGTATCCCCCTCATCATCTGTAGTGTATCTCATTGATTTATAAACCCTATCTAAATGTTCAACATTTAAAAATATCTGACCAATTTGTCTTTCAGCTAGACCTTCTAAATTTTTATTAAGATCATAATTACACATATCTATAACCTCACTATATTTAGTTGTTTGGCTAAAATCTTTTGAATCTCCTATACCATTATAAGAAAATTGTGGTTGGGGTCTATTAAAAAATGCCTGGACATTGGGATCATTACTTTTTTCTTTTATAAATCTCATTTGGTGGGGCAACATACATACTGTTGGGTCTATAGACATATCTAAAAAATCATCTCTAATTAAATCTTCAAAAGTTTTAATACCTACATCTGCTAAATCTCCACCACTTTCTGTTAGTTCTTCTATATCATCAAGTTTATCATTTATATCTTCTGCCATGTCACCAAATACTTCATTAAATTGTTCATTCCCAATTCCAAAAGCTTTATTTGTTCTATCCTCAGATAATGCAAGATTATAAAGTCTTTTAAAAACTTTAATTATTTCTGGAGATAGTCTTTTAGAAGTAAAGGCTAAAGGTTCTATATGTTTACCTGCTATAGAAGTAGTATTATCTTGGTTTTTTATAATGGGTTTATCTTCGTTAACTATAGTATCTGTTTTAATGTATATAAGAGGAGCGTCACCTGTTTGGGTTCTTTCCATTATGTCCCTATTTAATACATGTGATAAAAAATCCCATCTAATATAAGTATTTTTAGATTTTACACTAGCTATTACTTCATCTTCATCTTCAGGATCTTCTTCAACAATTAAAGCTTTATCATTTCTTAACATAAAACTTTCCAATATTAAATCTCTTATAACTTGATCATCTAAATTTTTAAAGGGTCCATATATATTTTCATTAACGTTAGAATGAGTTTTTATCCAATCTATATCTAAAAAATCGGTTAAATCTCGAGCTTTTTGTGTTAATGTTGATCCATCAGGATTTAGATAATCTGTTACTGAAGAAGCTGTTTTGTTTATAAAGGTACCAATATTAGAAATTAAACCTTCACCTTCATCATAAGTATTAACATCTTTTTGTTCTGAGTAAATCATTAGAGTTTTATAAAACTGTTCTAAAGCAGTTTCATATTTACCATCTTCACCTAATACATCATCTCTACCTTTTAAACCTTGTAATACTTCACCCATTCCTGTTAATTCGGTAGTACAATCAAAACCCCCATCTGGCCTAGCTTTATAGTTAAAGTTTTTAACCATCCCCAATACACCATCATAATTACCTCCTGTTTCTACCTTTCTATCAAGTATTTTTTTATGAATTACATTAGTTGACGATTTTTGATCCCACCACTCTGCTATATAAGGAAAATCTGATCTTCTTTTACCATTATTATCAATAAAAGGAGTCCAACCCCACTCTACTAAAACAGGATAACCCGGTCTCATATAAAGTAATTCTAAAATTTCAAGTTGTCTTATATTATGACAAACAAAATTTACTTTAACTTCTCTAAGTGAACCATAAGCTGATTTAGTTTTTATGTCTGCGTCTATAATACCAGGCATTGGTACTATTCCATAACCATCTGCTGAATTTGCCCTAATTGAAGGGTCACCATATACTTGGCCAAATCTATTTTTACTTGCACCTGTAAATCCGGAACGTGGAGCTGCTCTAAATACCGTTTCACTTACTTCTTTTAACCCTCCACTAGATGTTTCTTTTTCTGTTTGTTTTACAGATTTATCTATCATAGTTGTACCTCCTTCTAACACATATCTTAAAGCTAAACCTTCACCTTTTAAATCATCTAATCTTTCATAAGGATTAGAATTATTTTTAATTAAATCATTACCTACTTTTAAATCAACTCCAGAAGACATTCTAATAGTACATTGTCTGTTAACTGTATTAGTATAAAATGCATGTGAGGGGAGTTGTAGATCTTTAGGGCCACCTAGATTAGATAAATCTACTATAGGAGAATTTGTACGTGCTTCTCCTTGTTTATTACCATGAGAAATTATTGCTTCTCTTATTTTAATTTGTTTTCTAACAAACTCTTTAAAACTTTCCTTAAATATAGACATTTTTTAAGAATTAATTCTTTTATATTCATCAATTATAGACTGGGTATCTTGAGGGATTCTAATTTGTAAACCACCTTTTATAAAAAAAGAATCTCTTTTTATTTTACCTAAATTAGCCATAGTTATTATCCACCATAATTCTGTATCACCATAAAACTGTTCTGCTAACAGGTCTAGTCTATCTTCTCCCTTAGTTATAACGTATATATCATTAAAGGATAGGGGAACCACGGGATACTTAACATATCTATAATATCTTCCCCTAGAATTTCTTTTTACTGTTAATGGTGATAATCTATTTGTCATAGTTTATTAGGATTTAGGGGGGATTGCTTTTTGTAAATAAGGAGGTGTACTAACCCCAGTTTCTATTTTTTTAATAGGAATAGGATCTATTTTTGTTGGTTCATTAGCCTTATCTTGTTTATCTTTATATTCTTGATTATTGTTAGCTATTGCTGCTGTATCAAAAGGTTCTGGATCGTCTTCCTCTTCAATTTCTATTTCATCAAATTCATCATCTTCAACATATAAAGCTTCTCTTGCTTTTCTTTCTTCAGCTGCTTTAGCATCTTCAGCTGCTTTTTTCTCTGCTGCTTGTTCTTCTTCGAATTTTTTAGTTTCAGCCTCTCTTTCTGCTGCTTTTCTTCTTTGATCAGCTGCTACTGATTCTTCAGGGACTGAATCTATTGGGATTAAAATACCTCCCATACCGTTTCTTTGGCCTTCTGGAGAAGCTTCTTCTAAACTTTGAGCTGCTCCTTTTTTATACCATTTTTCTTCTTCTTTCATTACACCATTTCTTTCATGTTTAAATATAAATGGAGAATCTGTAACAGATTTTTTAGGTATAAAATTATGTACTGGAGTAAATTTGACACTAACATCTAAAACATGGGGTAATACTTGCATTTCCTTATCTTTACCTTGTTCGGGACCATCTATATTAATTTCCCAAGGATAGTCTTTTTGCCATTTTAAACTTACACTATTTATTATACCTGGTGTTCTATCTAATAAAGAACCAATAGTAACTTTAACAAAATTACCCCTCATTCTTGTTCCTTTATAATCGGGTGCTGTTTGTGATACTAAAAAGTTTAATTTTCTATATAAAGGCATCATTTCGTGTCTTGATTGAGCTGCTATTTTAAAATTAAAACTTACATCTCGTTTAAAACCTTTATAAGTATATAATTCTTCTCCTCTACCATTATAAGTAAAAGCATTCCAATCAGCATTAAAATTATCTGAATAATCATCTAAAAATGCTCTAAATACCATTACATCTGATTCTGTAGGTTTGTCTGCATCTATAGCTTCAATTCTAAATCTAATTAAATCTCTAAATACTTGATCGGTAAAATTATTATCTTTTACTCTAATTACGTCTAAAGCATTAATCTTATCTACTGTTCTACGATCATATACATTATAATTAAAACCATGTTTTTGTTTTAACTGACCAGGATTACCTGTATTTACTCTAGATTCTCTATTAAATTTAGCTTTACCCCCAATAGCATCCATTTGGTAATTAGTACTAGGTATTCTATAAACACCCTGATTTCTTTTTCTTGATCTAAAATCTCTAATTTTAGATGAATCAGGATCCGTAACTCCTATTTTTTGAATAGAACTATAAAGCATAATTCCTAAAGAATTAGCTATTTCACTTAAATCATCAGGAAATCTAGCAAACATAGTAGATGCATATAAACCATGGGAAAAAGGATTTGTATTAAATTCATTATTCCCAAAAGCATCAAGAAATGATTTAGGCATACCTATATATTGAGATTTTGGTGGGTTTGCAAATAATCTATTAACATAAATATCTACAGCTGAATCCGCACCTCTATATTTAGAAGGTATATAACCTGCTTCTCCTGTAAGAACATTACCATTTTCGTCTTTTTCACCTATTAAATGAAAATCATAATCAGGATTTAAGTCTTCTGTTCTTGTATTTGTTGCTCTTATTATTCTTGTTTTACCTATACCATAAAGTGATCCTGGACCCCCATTATATGCATATAGTTCTTCTCCTCCTCGTCCTGTTAGTTCTTTTATTTTATTTCCTGCTTTTGCTATAAATTTACCTAATTTGCCTTTTTCATCTTCTGGAGCATCTTCTCCATTTCCTAATATAGAAGTATCATATAAAGTTAATAGTCTATTTCCTAATGTTATACCTTTATTCCTATCCTTTTTACCAAAATCTATTCCATCAGGATAAGCAAGACCATAATATTTCTCATATTTATCTACATCAGGAAAAATAGGTGTTACTCCTCCTCTATCAAAATGAATACCACTAAAATTAACTCCTGCTTGTGCTATTAAGTTTAATCCTAAATTAAAGGTTCTATTTCTATCTAATTCTAACCCAAAAAGTGTGGTGCTTCCTACAGGTATTCTAGGATTAGAAAGTTGTAATGCAACATTTTTAGCTAAAAAGCCTATACCTCTTGATGTTAAATAAAATTTAGTAATACGAGCAACATCCTTAGCTGATCTTGATATAGCATTAACTATACCCCCTCTTACAAAACCATCTGTTAGACTACCAATAAAACCTAAAAAGCCTCCCCCACTAGGAGAATCATTAGGACCCGGTATATCTATATTTCTACCTATTAAGGGTTCTCTACTAAATCCTTGTCCTGGTCTATCATAAGCTGCGCCTTGACCAAATTTAAAATTACGTTGTCTAAAAACACCTTCAAAAATAGGAGAATATGATTTACCATAATTAAAACCCCCCGATGTTGAGGGGGTATTATTATTAGGGTATGATTGTACACCTTGTTCTAGATTTGTTAATAGTGCTTTTAATGCCATGTTTTATTATGATGGGAAATTATTTAAATATTCTCCATTTGTTGGTAAACCTCCATCTAAATCATAAGTACCTCCATTTATTGTAGTTACAGGAGTATTATGAGAGTATTGATAGTTTTCTGTTAATAGAGCTTCATGTAAATCTACACCATTTAATTGTTTACCTGTTCCTCCTTCGTCTCCAAAATCAGGACCAGGTGCACCGTTTAAATCTTGGAATGGAGAATTACTATCAAATCCAGGTACCTGTTCTAATGAATCTATATGTCTTTGGGATGCTATATCTGTAGGGAGTTGTGATTGGGGTCCTTGAGCTCCATCTAAATCCTGAGTAATTGATGGATCATAAGTTTGTCCCGTATTTGTGCTTACTGCATTTTGTGTAAGTAAATCTACCATATGATCTCCAGTTGCACTTGAAAAAGGAGAATTACTTGTACCTCCTAATGTATTAAAATTAGGATCTGGTTCTCCATTTAAATCTTGGTGAGGAGAATTTGAAGGAGGTCCAGGTACCTGTTGTAGTGAATCCATATGTGTTTGTGAAGCATCTGTAGTTGGTAGTTGGAATGTTGGTCCCTGTTGACCATCCATATTTTCAACTGGATCCTCCCCCGATACTAAGTCGTATAATGATTTTAAATTTTTAAGTCCCATAATTGTTTGTTTTGTTATAAATATAAATTAAGCGAAACTGCTTTGATTTTTTATTTGATTATTTTTTATTCCCGTTTGTGCTAATTGACTTCTTGAACCAAAGTCATCAAATTTAGTGGTAGCTGTAAGATTTACATTGCCCATTGCTTGTGCTAATCTATCATAATTAAATTCAGGTTGTGTTACTGTTGTATTGTTTCCACCAAATCCCATTTGATTTGCTTTACTTAAAGGAACTATAGCTTCTGCTTCTCCTCCTTCACCTACAATTACTTCTGTTGGTTTAGTTACTACTCCCCCCTCTGCTAATCCTGGTTTTGCTCCTGCTGGTCCTGATCCTAGATCATTACCACCCATACCATAATCCATCATAGAGCCAAAACTAGCCTCTGTTGCACCAAAACCAGTCATTTCTTTATCTTTTCCTGCGAAACCAAATGTTAGTTTATTAATTGCAATATCTATTCCATCTACTACATTTTTTATAACATCTACAACGAATGTTAATATTAATTTTATAGCATTAAGGGCAGGCATTAAGTCTTTTATAACTTCTCCTATTAAATCCATTACAGGAGTAAGAAGATCTAATATAGGAAGTAAAGGAGCAACAATATCTGCTATTAGACTTTTTAATTTATCCATAGTGGCATTAAACTTATCTTGAGCTGTGGTTTTTTCCATTGTAGCTGCTAGTTCATCTTTTCCCATTGCTCTTAATTCTCGAGCTGTTTTGCCTTGTACTTCCTGTTTCATTAAAACATCAGCTAATCCGTCAGATGTCATACCCATGGATTTGGCTAATGCATCTTGTTGGAGTGTATTCATTTTACTAAATTCCGTAAAATTACCCATATTAGCTGCTAATTCTTTTGCAAGAGTAGCTTGATCTCCCGTTAAGGCTGCCATTCTTGCTTTTTCTAAATTAAGTTGTTTACCTGTTAGTAATTCAGCTTCTAATTCATTACTTATAGATGATTCAAAATCTAATAATTGTTTACCTGCATTTGCTACATCTCCTAATTCCATTCCTAGAACTTTTGCTTGAGTAACAGCTTTTACTATTTCTTCAGTACTTCCTCCTAATTGTGCTCTTAATTGGCCTGTAGTTTTACCTACTGCTTCCATTACTTGTCTAAGATCAACAGCAACACCTGATTGTCTTTGCATTTCGTAAGAAGTTGATAATGCAGACTCATAATTGTCTCGCATCGATCCTCCTGTTACAATAGTTTGTCCTGCTAGGCCGGCTGCTGCCTCCCCAGTCATTTTCATTTTTTCTAATAACTGTGTAGATGTTGTAAGCATTTCTGCACTAAATACTACAGCTGTACCTAATGCTTGGTTTAGTGTATTATTTGCTTTTATTAGCTTAGCAGTAGTTACAAATACATCTCCAGATGATGCTGCCATGTTAGAAAATGCATCTCTTGTTTGTAGGGCTTCTTCTCTAGATAAAGTAAGTCCTTTTTGTAACTCTGTTACTTCTTCATCTACTTGTCCTACTGCCATTGCTACTTCAAGGAGTAGTCCTATTGGGCCTAAAGCTTTTGAAAAACCTCTTACTAGCATTTTTATCATTTTTGACATACCTCCAGATAGAGCTTTCATAAAACCACCAGCTACTCCTTTTGCTCCTTTTGCTGCTTTTGAGGCTACTTTTGATGTGTCGGCTCCTCCTACTTTAGGTTTTAATTTTGGTGAATCTTTTCCACTTACTTTTGATTTTGCTTTATCTTTTAAATCAGTTGCTTTATCTTTTCCACTTACTTTTGATTTTGCTTTATCTTTTAAATCAGTTGCTTTATCTTTAAGACGTTCTAATAAAGTTGGTTCTTTAACATTTTTTGCTTCTTTTTGTAATGCTTTTACTTTATCTCCTTTTACAAAACCTTGAGCCCCCTTAAAAGCAGGATTAGGATCTTCTCCTTTTTTAAATCTAAATCTAGTTTGATCTTTACCACTTTTAGTTTTAAATGAAACTTCTTCTATTTTATTTAACTCTGCTTGAGCTGCTTTTGCTTTATCTTGTGTTTGGGCTTTAATATCAGCTATTTTTTGTGCTGCATCTTGTTCTTCTTTATATATTTTTTTAGCTTCTTTTGCCCCCTCTTGAAATGCATCTTTTATACCTCCAAAAGCCCCACTAATATTATCAGGTACTAATTCACTTATTCCTTCAAAAAAACTTGCTCCACTTTTCTTTTCAATTTCAGAAGTTTTATCTTGAACACCTCCTGCTGCTTCATCCATTTTTTTCATAGAAGATAATGCTTCATCTATTTCTGAAGTTATATCTTTATATAGGGATACTTCTTCTTTTAAACCATCTTTTTTAGCTTTAGCCATTGCTGATTCTGTTAAGGCACGATCAGCTGATAATTGTTTTATTTTGTCTTGGAGTTTTGCTCTTTCTTTTTCTATATCTAAAGACATAACATCACCTTCATTTGCTTCTTGAACTAAATCTCTTAAAAGTCTTTTATTATCAACAGCTTTAGACATATCCTGTCTTACCTGTTTGACTAGTTCATTTTCTCTTGCTTGTTGAGCATAAGACGTTTTCATGATACTAACTCTTTCTAGTAATTCAGCGTTAGCTTCTTTATATGCATTTACTAATTGATTAGTAATGTCTAAGGATTTTTCGTCGTCTTGTTCAGGCATGTTATATAGTTGTTCCCGTATAAATATGAAAAAAATAAAGGCATCTATGATGCCTTTACTTAAAAGTTATATGTTGAAGAAGGATTTACATTTGGACCTGCTACTTTATTATTTGTTGATTTATTTCTTTGTGTAGTCTTATTTTGTTCTTCTTCTTGTTTTCTATGGTAATCGTTTATCTTTTCAATGTGATAACGTCTTAACCAAATTGGCATGTTATATATTTCCGAGTGTATGAACCCACCACCTCCATGGTACACTAAATCGTGAATTTCGGTAAATATAACACTCCGGTATTTAGGCGTCAGGCCAAAAAAACGAGACACCGAGGGGAATGTTTACATCCTCGATGGTATCGCCGTTTTCGAAATCGATGTCAATTGACATATCAATATCGGGCATAATTGCTGATAGATAATTTCTAAATGCTTTAGAATCTCTTGCTAAAAATTTATAATCTACAAATTCTCTAATTGCTTTCATATCTCTATCACTATCTACTGATAATAAAGTATGTTTTAATCTTGTAGTTAATTCTGAAGAAGATTGTTTATTAATCTTTTTAAGACCTTTTAATTCTTTTTGGATTTTTTCTTCATCACCATGAGTTAAAAATTTAAAAGTAATTTCTACTTTAGACGTTGGAAGAGTAAAAGCAAATTCATTTCTTTTTTCTATCATTAAATTTTCATCTAACTCCTTATCATCTAATTCAGTTAAATCAATAGTAATTTCTTCTGAATCTCCTGTTTTTGGGTTAGTGTAAGTAAATGTATAATCACTACCATAACCTAAAATACGAGCTGCTATTAATATTGCATTTTTATCTCCAATTAGTAAATCATTATAATTTACTGGTGTTACAATTAATGATTGTAACAATTTATTAATAACTGTACCATTTTTTATATAGTTTTGGTTAGTTAATATGTCTTCTTCACGAGCTGTCATATATTTCATTTTTATGACTCCCGATCTTAAAGGATGCCCATCAGGATACAATAAACCTTTTGAAGGTAATGTAACATCTTCAGTAGGATATTGGTATGTTTCTTCCTGAACTTTGGGGACTTGGGGTGTGTTTGGTATTTGTTCCATAACGTTTTTTAATTAATAACTATTTTATGTTCAGATATACATATATAAAGGAAATAAAAAAGCGCCAAAATAGGCGCTTTCTTTTTTATATAAATTAATTTTTAGTAATTTAAGATGGCATAATCCATTACTATAGTCATATTAATGTTTGCTGGTGTGTCTGATGTCCAATCCATATCGCCAAAATTTGCAGCTTGACAATAAGCACCTTTTAAAATCCATTCTTCAACTACATCTCCTACAGGACCTAATGTATTAATTCTAATATCTTTTTTATAAAAATCAGAATAACCATCTCTACCTGTAACTGACTCGTGTGACAAACGAACCCACTCCATTACAGCTTGTGCTCCCGATGGTGTTACTGGATCATAAAGATCACATGTAATATTTTCCCAGTTAGCTTTTCCTTTAATTTTTCTTTTCACGTTAATGTGATCAAGAACTACTTCATTAAATGAAATACTTGGTCTTGATATTTTTTTTATAAGGTATGCTGGGATACCATCGATGAACATTAGGAACCTGTTTTGCAACTTTGGTTCAAATGCTGTGAACATCATTTCGTTTGTGTTTAATATTGCCATCTTTTTTGTTTTATTTTTATTGTTCTATTATAAATATAATGCTTTTTAGCTTTTTAGTAACCTCCGCCACCTCCACCACCACCTGCTCCACCACCACCATCAAATGTAGCTCCTGTAGGTAATACGTTAAAGTCTAATACTATAAATTCTGCTGTTTTAGCTGGTTGTAAATATATCGCGCCAACTAATTGGTTTCTATCGATTACATCTGGTGTATTATTACCTTCGTCCATTTGTACTCTAAATGCATATAATCCTTGTCTTTGTTGTACTGATTCTAAATAAGGATTAACAATATTTAAGAATCTATTTCTTGTAGCTTGTGTATTTTGTTCAAATACTAAGTACCTTGATGAACTTGCAATAAATTTCTTAAGAGCAATCATTAATCTACGAACATTAATTCTATCTAATGCTGTTGATCTTTCTTGTAATGTTTTCTGACCCCATATACAAACTCCAGTTTGAGGGAATGTTGCAATTGGATTAATTTTATTATCATATAAAACATCTCTTTCAGCTTGGTTTAATCTCATTTTAGCTTCAATTACGTTTCCTAATACACCTCTATTTAAACCTGCTGGTGCAAACCATTCTGCTGCAATTCTATCTGAAGCTGCTATAGCTCCTGGTACAATTACTGATGGCGGTACTAATACTGGCTTATTCTTGGCAGTATCTAATACTTTAACCCATGGATAATAAACTGCAGCGTAGTTGGTGTCTATACCACTTACGTTGCTTATAGCGGTGTTTACTGAGGAATTTACTTCATTCAAGTCCATTACAAAAAATGCATCTCCTCTTTCTTCACACATATCAATACCTGCATTTGTAACTAATGGATGTAATGAATGAATAACACCAGGCATAGCTAACATATTAATATCATATTCATCTTGATTTGAAATAATGTCAATTGCTTTTTTATAAGCTGTATATCCTACAGATGTATTTGTACTTAAATCAAAACCATATAGATTTGTATTTGTAATAAATTCTCCTGTTTGTTTAACTTTATATGGTGCTATACCATCATCACCTCCTTGAAAAGGAACTGAAAATTTAAGTTGGTTAGATGTAGGTCCTGTAGCTCCTGTTGAATCAATTGAGGCGCTTAATGAACCAGATCCTCCTGTTGAAAAGTCTAAACTCGAACTTGGATGACCGAAGAAATTTTCAACACTAAATGCACCTGCTACGTTTGATGGAGCAGAATTTGGTAAAGGTTGTAAAAAGTTTTCATTGTCAGATTCTTTATCTGCGAACATAAATCCTAAATATCCTTTAGTATTATAATTATCATCTGTTCCTAACTGTTGTGTTCCTTCATAAGAAGCTGAAGGGAAAGCACATCCAGTAGCAAAAGCAGCTGCTGCGAATGTGTTTTGTACTGCTTTAAATCCTTTTGGTGTTAATTTAGGAGATGTAGATCCTGCATCTACTGCTGCTGAAGTTTCTACTCTAATATAATTTGAAATGTTTGGATAATTTCCAAGTAATTCAACTTTTCCTAAAGTATCATTATATTGTGGATATCTATCCCCCATTACTCTTGAAATATAACGTGGAGAATCTGGATTTAAAGTTACATTATTATATTGTTCTAAGATAATTGGTGATTTATCTGTATCATTTGTTCTTCTTAAAATAACCGAGAATTGAGAATATTGTTCAATACCATCAATATCACCTGGTTCTTTAAAGTTTGCGATTGAAATTTTATATTCATGACATAAATGTTTTCCATGATCTAAAGTATGGAATTTAAATAAATCTTTTTGTCCTAAAGCAATTTGTCCTTGAATAAATGGAGTGGATGAATAACCATATCCTTCTGTTTGGCCAACTCCATCAAATAATTGACTAGTTGCACTCATTTTTGAAAAAACAACTGCAGATCCTGTTCCAGCATTATATCCACTTACACTAGCTGAAGCTGCCATGTCTGATTGTAAGTTTTTAAAATTTAAGTAAGTGTAACCAGGAGTACCTGCGTATGCATTTGCTCCTGATTTACTGTTATCTGCACTATATCCAAGATATTTAAATAAATAATCTGAATTTGTTGGGTTTAGGGATGCATTAAAGGCTGTTGTTGTAACATTCGAACCACTTAATGTTACTGCAAAACTACTAGTTAGTGAAGCTTCTGCTGTAGTTCCATCTAAACCATCTGCAATTATAGAATCTGCTAATGTAGGAGTAGATGCATTTTTAGAAGGATAAAGTACACCCACTAATACTGCTTGGAATTCAGCGCTGGCTTGAGATGCTGTATGTGAAGTCAAAATTGATGATGATACAATTACACCAATAGGTTCTACACCACCAGTTGCAAAAGTATACCCACCACCAGCTAATACTCTACATACTGTAACTGATCCTGCATTTTTTAAATATTCTCTAACTGTTTGGGGAACATAAGTATCTCCACTTAAGGGTCCAAATCGTCTTTCATATTCTGCGAAACTTCTTACTACTGTTGGTACGAATGCTGGTCCTTTAACTGTAGGTCCAATAATTGCAGCGCCAATTGCGCCAATTCCTTGTGGTAAGAATGATAGGTCGTTTTCTCTTGTAAATACACCTGGTGAAATAATTTGTTCTGCCATCTTATATTTTATTTAATAATGTTATGTCTTCGATTGGTTCTATCATAAATATAAAAGAAAAACACAAACCAAAACAAAGTGGGTAATTAATTTTATAACCCATTCATTAATAAATATAATGACTTTTTTAAAAACTATTCTATAGGAGTAAAAGTTCCTGTTTCTATATCAAGAGATCCTTTACCATATTTATCTGATAAAGATTTTGCTGTCTTACTTTCTTCTACTTCTAACTCCGTTAATTGTTTTTTTAACATAACTTCAGCTTCTTCTAGCTTAAGTTTATTAATAGCTAGTTGACCAAAATTAATTGTTGTTTGATTAACACGTGATTGTAAATCTCTTAATATTTTAATTTCTTCATTTGTGAATTGAATAGATCCTTTTTTAATGTCTGAGGGGGTTGGGATTTTATCTTTTACTGTCATAACTTTTATTATTATTTATATTCGCATATACATATATGTAAATTAAAAAGACCCACCATCTATTGAATCAGCTGTTAAGCTTCCTGAAACAAATAAACTTCCTGAAAATCTATGAGTATCAGTTATATCATCTCCAAAAACTGTTGATCCTGATAATTGTTGTGTTGTTACAACAGTTACAGATGAAGATACAATATATTGTTGAGCTAGTATATTTCCAGTAGCTTTTATATTACCTATTACTTCTAATTTTTCTCCTGGTGTAGCTGTTCCTATTCCCACTTTACCACTTCCAGTTACAATTGCAGCTATAAGATTATTATTATTCTCCCCCCTTACAAAAAAATCTTGAAAGTTAGAATTATTAGGATTAATTGTAAAATTATCTCCTTGAATTTTTAGAATATTTGTTGAATTTGCGGCACCCATTTGGATGTCATTCTCATTAAAATCAATAAGAGTATTCTGATTATCTCTATGTGTAATTGACCCATCTAATTTTATAGTTTTGTTATTTGAACTCAAAAGTATATCATCAGAAACATCTAATGAACCCGTCATTTGATGTAAGTTTCCCGCATCTAGTAAAAACTTTTGACTTCCTCCTCCTGATTTACCAGCAACACTAAAAATTAAATCTGCTTGAATCCCAGATGCATCAGCATCATGTACTACAGCTTTAATTACAGCTGTTTCACCTGTTGATCTATTTCCAAATCCAGTTGTAGAACCAGGTTTTGATATTGAGCCTGATTCTGATACCCACCTAATTGATCCTAATGTATCACCTATTAATGGGGGTCTAATAAAACCTTGAGATTCTGCTTGAAATAATATTTTTTGTTGTTCGTCGGCCTTTAATGCATTAAAGAATACTACAGCTGCTGCATCATTAGGGAAATTGAATCCAGCTACAGTTTCCATTAAATCCTGATTTACTTCAACTCCCCTGGAAAAATTTAAAATAAATTCACTACCTGTTCCTGCAGTTGCTATATTTTTATCAAAACTTTCAACATTACCTTCATTATTAATTTTTATTCCTCTTCGTTCTGTTTTTCTTTGAATTTGAAATTCATTTGCTCTAATATCAACGTCAGTTAGAGGATCTTTAGTTCCTATCCCTACAATTAAAGATGCTGAAGATGCTTTTGAAGCTGAAATATAAAAAGGTATTAAGTCTTCTTCTGATTCTATTGATTGAGAAGGAATTAAAAATTCAAAACTTTTATTATCTATGGGGTCTATTCTTTGAATTAGAGAAGCAGATGTATTTGGTACTTTACCCGCAAAAAAAGTTTGATTCATTACACCTGAACCCGATTGTACTACATGAAAGGTAAAGGTAGGTTCAGAACTTCCTATTTTAAATGAAGTACCTATCTGCATACCTCCTACTTCTGTTTGGGTTCCTGAAAAATCAGGATTTGCTAAAGCACCACTACGTAAACTATGAATTAAAAATTTACCTTCAATACCATCTTTTAGAGAAGCTGAATTTCTAATTTGAAAACCTGATCCTATAGACATATTGCCTAAAGAAGCAGATAAAAGAGCTAATCCACTACCATCATCTTCTAAACTAGCACTAAAAGAGTTACCAAAAGGACCTGAATTATTTAATGCTTCTACTGTTCTATATGCTACTATAAAAGAATCATCATTATTATTTAAAGGTATATCTATTATTGTGTCTCCCAATTTTGAACCTGAAAATCTAAGATCAAATGAATTATCTTCTTTTTCTGTGGGGTTAGTATCTTTTCTTATGAAATTATTTGAAGATAATGAAGCACTAGGTAAATATCTTAAAATTATTCGAGTATCATTACTACTACTAGCTAAAGTAATTATCCCAAAAGCATTTATAGTAGATAATTTTGTTAATCTATTTTCAAAATTTGAAGAACATGTTATAGCTAAAATTTGAGGAATTGAAGCTGATATAGCAGTAGCTGGATCTGTTTTAGATCCT